GCCCGCGGCTTTCGCCTGGAGCTGATCGCAGGCTGGTACAGCCAGGAGAATTACTGGAGCCGCGACATCGAGGCCGGCAGCGCGACGGTGCGCTTCCCGCTGGAGAAAGGCGGCTACTGGGAACGACTGATCGACCGGCCGGAACGGTTCGGCAAGCAGAAGGCCCGCTTCAAGCCGGGCGAAAGCTACAAGGGCGTCTGGTGGTGCCCGCCGTCGCTCAACCTGGTCGAGGTCGAGGAGCTGTACATCGTCGAGGGCATCTTCGACGCCATTGCCCTGCTGCACCACGATGTCGCTGCCGTCTCGATGATGAGCAGCGCGCCGCTGCCCGAGCAGTCGCTCAAGGCGCTCAAGAACGCCTGCCACGAAGCGGATAGGCACCTGCCGCGGCTGGTCTGGGCGCTGGATAACGAGCCAGTGGCCAAGGCCAACATGCGCCGCTGGGCGAAGGAGGCCCGCGCCCTGGGCTTCAAGTGCGAGGCGGCTGTCATCCCGCAGCGCGGTGCCAAGAAGGTCGATTGGAACGACCTCCACCAGCGCTGGGCCTTCATCGACGGCGACGAAGAGCGCGCCAAGCGCATCGAGCTGGACATGGCAGAGGCCCGTCACCAGGGCGCCCTGCTGCTGGCCGAGTCGGCCGAGGAAAAGGGCCTGCTGATGTACGAGTGGGACGAGCGCAAGGAATTCCACTTCACGTACCGCTCGCGCCTGTACTGGTTCAACCTGGACATGGAGAAGTACGAGCGCACCGCCCGCGAGCTTGACGGCTCCGAGCACCACGACGACCAGCTGCTCAACGACAAGCAGCGCCGGGACAAGGCCCTGCGCCAGAGCGCTGCCGTGGTGCGCATCGCCAACTGCTACTTCGACGCGCTGTACTACATGCGCAACGAGGTCACCGACGAGGCCTGGTACTACTTCCGCGTCGAGCGGCCGGAAGCACCGACCATCAAGAGCACCTTCACCGCGGCGCAGATCGCGTCGGCGCCGGAGTTCAAGAAGCGCCTGCTCAACGTCTGCAACGGGGCCATGTTCACCGGCACCCCGCAGCAGCTGGAGCGCATGCTTGGTTACCAGCTCGACAGCCTCAAGACCGTCAACACCATCGATTGGATCGGCTACACCCGCGAGCACGGCGTCTACGTCTTCAACGATCTGGCGATCGCCGGCGGCAAGGTGCACAAGCTCAACGAGGAAGACTTCTTCGACGTCGGCTCCCTGAGCATCAAGTCGCAGAGCCTGTCGCCGGTGCTGCACATCAACGCCAACCTGGCCGACTACGACGAAGAGTGGTTCGACCTATTCTGGCGCTGCTTTGGCGTGCGCGGCGCGGTGGTGCTGGCCTGGTGGCTGGGCGCGCTGTACGCCGAGCAGATCCGCCAGCTGCACAAGTCCTACCTGTTCCTGGAGCTGATCGGTGAGGCCGGCGCGGGCAAGACCACCCTGGTGGAGCTGCTCTGGAAACTGAGCGGCCGTACCGAATACGAAGGCTTCGACCCGTCCAAGGCGACCCCGGCCAGCCGGGCGCGCAACTTCGCCCAGGTGGGCAACCTGCCGGTGGTGCTGATCGAGTCCGAGCGCGAGCAGAAGGAAGGCGCGCC